CATTGACCAACGCTTTAACAAGCTTGAAGCAAAAATTGACCAGCTTCTTTCAGCGGGGAAATGATGCCGAGCACAAGTAAGAAGCAACACAATTTCATGGCGGCGGTGGCTAACAACCCATCGTTTGCTAAGAAAGCAGGAGTTCCACAGTCAGTGGGACAAGATTTTTCATCGGCTGATAAAGGCCGTAAATTTTCTAAAGGTGGAACTATGGCAGCAAAAGATTCCGGATTTGATGATGACGTCAAACGAGTAAAATCATCTTTGTACATGAACAAAGACGATGACAAAACGTATAGCCGTGAGCGTGGTTTAGGCCCCGGAATGGCGGCAAAGCGTCTCGAGGGGCGTGGTGTTGACGTTAAAGGTTTAGCTGGTAACCGCGCAAACGCGGATGATCTTGGTAGTTACAAAAAAGGTGGCAATGTGAAAAAAATGAACATGGGCGGATATGCAGATGGTGGTATGCCAATGGTTATGAAAGATGGAAAAAAAGTTCCAACTTTTGCTGCTGACGGCGTAGGCAAAATGGCTAAAGGCGGAATGGCCAAAGGCGGCATGAAGCATGAAGATGTCAAGATGGACAAGAAGATGATGCAGAAAGCCGTGAACAAACACGAAGGCCGTTTGCACAAAGGTGAGTCTATGACCAAGCTAGCAAAAGGCGGCACCTTCCGCTCTTCTGCTAATGGTATTGCTACAAAAGGCAAAACCAAAGGCACAATGGTTAAGATGACTAAAGGCGGCATGGCCTGCTAAGGAATTATCATGGCTACTAAAAAAAGCAAACCAGCTAACTACGAGTACTTGGTCAAAGGCTCCGATATGGCATCTGATGAGTACGATCCCGACAGTACGGTGTCTTTCCCAACAGATAAACCTGTTAGCGGAGCAAACCGTTATATTGGCCCTAACGCGTCTAAAGCGGGCGCAGGGCGTGGCGGTCAAGGCGGCCCTACAGCCAAGGAACTTAAAGCGTATGAAGATAAGCAAGACGCTCGTATTTTTACCAAAGAAAAACGCATGCCACCTTCCCCCCGTGAAATGGCTAGTGGCGGTAAAGTGGGTTCTGCCTCTAAACGAGCTGATGGCTGCGCTACAAAAGGCAAGACTAAAGGCACCATGATTACCATGAAAAATGGCGGGATGTGCTGATATGGCAACCGTAAAACCAGCTGCTAAAGTAGTTAAGTCTTTAAAGAAGGCGGGTTTTTACGGTGCTAGTAAACCCAAGCGGTTGGGTATTATTAACAAAGTGACAACTAAACCTCAACGGATAGAAATGGTTGATAAATTGTTTCTAGCTAAGAAAGCCAAAGGTGATCCAAAATGATGTCTAGCCGTGGAATGGGGGCAATGTCCCCAAGCAAAATGCCCAAAGGCTCTAAAAAAGCCCGCAAAGATAACACCGATTTTACGCAATATGCTGATGGCGGTGGTGTTGGTTTGTATGCCAACATTCATGCAAAGAAAAAACGTATAGCCGCTGGATCGAAAGAAAAAATGCGTAAGCCTGGTTCAAAGGGTGCGCCTACAGCTCAGGCTTTTATTAACTCTGCAAAGACGGCCAAGAAATGACCACTACCGGCTCCACCCTCTTCAACATGGATTTTAGTGAAATTGCTGAAGAGGCATGGGAGCGGGCCGGCCGGGAAATGAGATCTGGTTATGACCTGCGCACAGCACGTAGGTCAATGAACCTAATGACCATTGAGTGGCAGAGCAAAGGTATCAACATGTGGACGATGGAGCAGGGAATCATTAACCTGACTCCCGGCTTATCTACGTATGCTTTGCCTACAGACACTATTGATTTGCTGGAGCATGTGATTCGAACTGGCGCCAATACTTCGTCTACACAAGCTGACTTAACAATTACGCGTATTAGTGTTTCTACGTACGCTACGATTCCCAATAAACTTAGCCAGGCCAGGCCAATTCAAGTGTGGATTCAGCGTTTGTCGGGTGAAACCAACCCAACAAGTTCTACGTTGAATGGCGCCCTATCTTCTACCGCAACAACAATTACGCTGAATACCGTGGTTGGATTGGCGGGCTCAGGATTTATTCGCATAGATTCAGAAGACATCTATTACACGTACGTATCAGGCAACACTTTGGGTGGCGTATTCCGTGGCCAGAATAACACGACGGCGGCATCGCATTTAACTGCAACTGCGGTTTTTGTGCCGCAGCTGCCGGCGGTGACGGTCTGGCCAACGCCAGATAACAGCACCCCATATCAATTTGTGTATTACAGACTGCGTAGAGTTCAAGATGCTGGCGCTGGTGTTGAAACAGCAGATATGAATTTCCGGTTTTTGCCATGTTTGGTTGCAGGCCTGGCGTACCACATTGCCATTAAAGTACCGGAACTAATGCCGCGTATCCAGATGCTTAAACAGATTTACGACGAGACGTTTGAAATTGCAGCTGGTGAAGATCGGGAAAAAGCGGCGGTCCGGTTTGTGCCGCGCCAGATGTTTATTGGTGGTTCATAATGGGTAATCGTTTTGCATCCGGCAAGATAGCGATTGCTGAATGTGATCGTTGCGGCCAGCAGTTCAAATTAAAAAAGCTTAAAACAGAAATTATTAAGCAGCGCAAATATGAGTTGTTGGTTTGCCCTGAGTGCTGGGACCCAGATCAGCCACAGTTAATGTTAGGTACGTTTCCCGTAGATGATCCCCAGGCCCTGCGCAATCCCCGTAAAGACACTACATATGTAACGTCTGGTGTAAATGCAAATGGTAATTTGTCTGGTGGTTCGAGAGACATCCAATGGGGCTGGGCACCCGTAGGCGGGGCTAGGTTTTTTGATTCAGATTTAACGCCGAACTACTTGATAGCGACAACGTTTGTCGGTACAGTATCGGTATCTTAAGGAGCTTAAAATGGCATACACACGATCAGCAGATGGCATTGCTAAAAAGGGTAAAACCGAAGGCAAAAACCTTGGCAATAGTGGCCCAACCGCTGGCATGATGCACGGTGGTAAAGGCGCTGGTAAAGGTAAAACTAACTCAGACATGAAGACTATGGGTCGTAACTTGGCAAAGATTGCCGCACAGAAACGAGGTTAATCATGGCTACATTTAGCAAAAAGATGATGGGTAAAGAAGTTGGCGATGCTAAAGTCTACGCTACACCACACACCATGACTGGTAAAGTGGTGACGGCTTCTACGAATCCTGGAAGCGGCCCTGATCATAGTGATGCCAATACAGTCAACATGTCTGTTGGTAACGTTAACCGCCGCCCACAACCGGCAGCTAAAACGTCTGGTATCAAAGTACGTGGTACAGGCGCGGCTACTAAAGGTTTGATGGCTCGCGGCCCAATGGCTTGAGAAACACATGAACTACAACGAGCTTGTCGTGGCAGTAAGTGATTACTGCGAGAACTCTTTCCCAACTGTGGATATGAATATATTCATTAAGCAGGCGGAGCAGCGCATCTACAACACCGCGCAGCCAGCAAACTTGCGAAAGAACATGACAGGCACTTTGTCAACCAATAACAAGTACTTATCAGCACCGGGCGACTTCTTGTCTACGTATTCACTAGCAGTGGTAGATGCGGCTGGTGACTACAAATATTTGCTGAACAAAGATGTCAACTTCATTCGTGAAGCGTATCCCAGTTCATCTGCTACGGGCTTGCCAAAGCACTACGCCATCTTTGGGCCGTCCACGTTAGATTCTACAGAGCTGTCGTTTATTCTTGGCCCTACGCCAAATTCAAACTATGTGGTTGAGTTGCATTTCTACTACTACCCTGAGTCCATTGTGACTGCTGGTACGTCGTGGCTAGGTGATAACTTTGATTCTGTATTGCTGTACGGGACGATTTGTGAAGCTTACACCTACATGAAGGGTGAGGCTGATATGGTCAAGCTGGCGCAGGATCGCTACGTTCAAGCTATTGCTCTGTATAAAAACTTGGCAGACGGCAAACAGCGCATGGATGCGTATAGGGATGGCCAACTTAGGGTTGCTGTTTCATGAGTTCTATACTACAGACCCAGACCACCAGCTTCAAAAAGGAGCTGTATACGGGCGTTCACAATTTGTCTACAAACACATTGAAGATTGCTTTGTTTACCGCCAGCGCTGATTTGAACGAAGCTACGACCGTGTACGACTCAACCAATGAAGTTAGTGGTGGCGGGTATGTTGCGGGTGGTGTGACTTTGACTGGTGTGACTATTAACTCATCTGGGTATACCGCTTATGTGGATTTTGCGGATGTTGTGTTTAACGCCTCGGTGACGGCTCGTTGTGCGTTGATTTACAACTTTACCCAAGGTAATAAATCTATTGCCGTGTTGGACTTTGGGTCTGACAAAACTTCTACTAACTTTACAATCACTATGCCCGCGAACACAGCGACAGCGGCGTTGATTCGTAGTTCTAATTAAAGGTTTCTATGTCACACGAAAAAGTTACAGGTAAAGATGTTGTGGCCGCAGGGCTGGTGTGTGGCACACGTTCGGGCGAGTCTGCAATGGCTTTAGGCCGCTTCACGATGGAGTGTGTGGGCGCGGATGGCGAGGTTAAGTGGACTGCAACAGAGCACAACTTGGTGGTCAACACAGGTCTTCAGTACATGGCAGGCAGTGCTCTGACTTCAGTTACACAGATCACAACTTGGTACTTAGGTTTGTACGGGGATGGTGCTTCTAATACACCGGCGGCTGGGGACACAGCGGCGTCTCACGCGGGCTGGACAGAGATCACGCCCTACAGTAACGGTGTACGTCCTACATGCTCGTTTGCTACGGCAACGACAGCTAACCCCTCGGTGGCTACGAACTCGGCTTCTGTGGCGGCGTTTAACATCAATGCAACTGCCACTGTAGGCGGGGCGTTCTTGATTAGCAATGACACAAAGGGCGGGACAACGGGTACACTGTTTTCTGCCGCTGATTTCCAATCACCCGGCGACCGGACGGTTGTATCTGGCGACACACTGAACATTACATACACACTTAGCTTGGCAGGTTAAATATGGCGCTTGTCCTTGCCGACCGTGTTAGGGAGACGACAACTACCGCAGGCACAGGGACAATCACCCTGCTTGGCGCGGTACCCAGTTGCCAGAGCTTCGCCGTTATAGGTAACGGAAACACCACGTACTACACCATCGTTGCCTATACAGGCACTGAGTATGAGGTGGGCATTGGCACATATACAGCCAGCGGGACTTTACTGTCGCGGGATACAGTGTTGGCATCTAGCAATGGTGGATCGCTGGTTAACTTTTCCATAGGCACTAAAGATGTATTTGTTGACTACCCCGCAGGTCGGGCTGTTTATGAGAACGAGACAGGCAATGTAGATGGCTACCCCATCACAGGCGGCACAATCAACGGCACAACGCTTGGAGCAACAACCCCTGCGGCTGGTACGTTTACTACGTTGACTGCTACTGGTCAGACGCGCCTAAGCACAACTTCTGGGTCGACTTCTGTTGGAGATACATCCACAGCAGGAAAATTTGGTGTCAAACTTGATACTGGATATACTCTTGGCAGTGGTTGGGATTCCAAAACAGCAATTTTCGGAAACATCAATACTGCTTCTGGTGCGGGTTCTGGCGCACTTGGTTTCGCTTTTGATACATCAAGTGGGGCAACAATTACAGCAATTTCACCTGGAGTTAGTTGGTATCCAATTAGGTACGCAGCAAGCGTACATCAGTTCAGTAATCAAGGCGTTGAACAAGCCCGTATTGCCCACACCGCATCAGCAGTCAATTACCATCAACTAACAGGGTCTGCTACAGGCTCTGGCCCTATTCATTCTGTTGCTGGCTCAGACACCAACATAGACCTAAACCTGACACCAAAGGGAGCAGGCAGTGTCATCAACAACGTCAATGGCGGTACATTTTCTATTGCCAGAGATTCTGCTAGTAACGCAATTAAACTAACAGCACCCAACCAAAACTTGTATGTTCAATCATCAGGTGGTGGCGTAATTCTTTTTAATACATCTGATGGCACAACACTTAATCAGATGCGTATTACAAGCACGGCATCTGTAGTTAATTATTTAAATGTTACTGGTGGTGCTACAGGTGTTGCGCCTGTCGTTTCTGCTCTTGGCTCAGACACCAACATCCCATTAGTCCTACAACCCAAAGGTACTGGTGCATTACAAGCCCAAGCCACTACATCATCTGCTGTGGGTGGTAATGCTAGGGGTACAAACTCGGTAGATTGGCAAACAAGTAGAACTGGTGCAACTCAAGTAGCCAGTGGAACTCAATCATTTCTTGGTGGTGGAACTCAAAATATTTCTAGTTCTCAATGGACTGTAGTTGTTGGTGGTGGTGGTAATACTGCAAGTGGATTTGGTTCTGCATTAGTTGGTGGTACTAGCGTTATTTCAAGTGGCTCTTATTCTTTTGTTGGCGGTGGACAATCAAATACGTCTTCTAAAGATTGGTCAGTTATTGGCGGGGGGAATACAAATACTTCCGCAGGTTATTACAACTTTATTGGCGGTGGGTTT